GATTATACCACAGAGGGCAACGTAATCAAACTAACTAAATGGACAAAGACACTGGGTGAAGCATGAGCAAACACGAAGAAGAAGAGTTTACCATAGAAGATATGTTTAAGGACTTTCCAGATGACGATGATGAAATGTTCAAAGAAGACATGGTAAACAAACCACCGCACTACAACATAGGTGGCATAGAATGTATTGATGCTATCATGGCTGCAACTAACCACAACAAAGAAGGATACCTACAGGGTAACATACTTAAGTACGTATGGAGATACGACTACAAGGGTGGCCTAGAAGATTTGGAAAAGGCAGAGTGGTATCTGAAAAAACTTATTGAGGTATATAAAGAGAAGCACAAATGATACGTAAGTTTAGTGTCACGTATGTGATGGAAGTAGACGAGGACAACAACTTCTTATCTGCTCACGAAGAAGGACATACCGAAGATGTGCATGACTTGGTAAGTAATGTTATGCATGATATAGATGATGTGAAGATACACAACCTGAGTGTAAAGGAGAGATAATGATAACACAGGAAGACATAGATCACTTTGCAGATATGCAATCACCCATCATGGACATGGGCTACTATCAACAAGAGGCAGTGAAAACTGCTATTTATACTGACCCTATCATCTACCCTGCGTTGGGCTTGGGTAACGAAGCAGGTGAGGTACAAGGCAAGGTCAAGAAGATGTTGCGTGATGGTACGTTCAACAAGGATGCCATAGCTGCAGAGATTGGTGATGTGTTGTGGTATATTGCTGCGCTATGTCGTGACCTAGAGATAGACATGGCAGAGGTAGCCCTAAAGAATTTGTCAAAGCTAAAAAGCAGACAGGAACGTGGAACTATACAAGGAAGCGGTGACAACAGATGACTGACATGACAGATATATACATGGGTGCAACCATATTGTTTTGGTTAGTTGTGATGATAGTTTATGTAGTGTGGTATAAAAAATGAAAGGTTTAATATGGCCTTTTATATTCTGTGTTTTTGTTATATGTATACTACCTGTGTTGTTAGTAGACAACGCTAAGTATTGTAAACAGAGTATTGTACCTTGTTATCCTTGGGTAGAGCCTATAGAATGGAATTAGATATAAAGAAAGCTGCTCAAAAAGAAGCAGAAAAAACATTTGAAGCATTTATACTTTGGACTAAAAGAGTATTACTTGTATCATTTATATTTCTTATGGTTGTTGTTGTAGCTTGTAACAATGGAGTTGAGACTGGTAAGAATGCTACTGGTTCTAAGTATAATGGTGAACAATATAATCCAAGTAATATAAAGGTAAATAAAACTAAATGATTAATGAAGAAATAATTTATGTACAAACCCCAAGGGTAGCTTGTAGTGGTGAAGACGATGACCATCCTAAAGTTTGGTATACTGTACCAGAGGTAGGTGAAGGTTATGTAGTATGTGGATATTGTGATTTAAAATTTGCAAGAAAGTTAGATGACAGTTGGGAAGATGAAACTGTTATACAAATGAAAATGACATCAAGAGGAACTAACCAATGAGTAATAAGGTAAAACCTATAGGATGGGCAAAAACTATTCTAAGTATAAGAGATGCATGGAAAAGTATAATGACTATAAAAAACTCTCCATTACGTAACCTACCACCTCAGTTAGGTCTAATGGTATTTTCTATTTTATCTGTAATGTGGAGTGGTATTTTTGCAGCAATAATAAATAACCCATATGCATTTGGTGTATCTGCAGGTGGTCATTTGTTAGTAGTCTTTGGTATTTTTATTACAGCTATAGTCTATGATAGTGCAGAAAAATACTCTGCGCCACAGAATTATAACTCACGTGGAGTAGGAGGAGAACACGAATGAAGTTTTTAAGAAAGATGTCTGATGCAGGATTTAGCCATTGGCTAATTAGAATACCCTTGATGGTTGTATTCTTTCAGCAGGGCATGGATAAAATGCCTGTTACCTTGGAAGGTGCGGAGTCTTGGGATTTACCTTACTTAGTTTGGTGGATAGTAGCGTATGGAGAAGTAGGTGCTGCGCTTGGCATACTAGCAGGTGGCATTCTAAATTTAGATATTATGAAATCTTGGATGAAGATTTTAGGAGACATGCTAACACGTTTTTCTGGTATAACTATTTGTTGTATTATGACTGGTGTTATTTGGATAGGACAACCAGAAAGTGTTTGGGATGTTTTATTATATGACAACCTTCATGTCATGTTGTATTTTGGAGGATTATTTTTTGCGTTGAGAGGAAACAGAACATGAGCAATTTATTACCAACAGACTATCAATCATTCATACACCAGTCACGCTATGCAAAGTACATAGATGGCAAAGGCCGTGAGTCATGGGCTGAGACAGTAGGACGCTACGTTGATAACGTGGTACGTCCAAAGCTAGGCAACGACTCATGGGTAAATCAAATAGAGCAAGCCATACTAAACTTAGATGTAATGCCAAGCATGAGAGCAATGATGACTAGTGGTGCTGCGCTAGACAGAGATAACACAGCAGGGTACAACTGTAGCTATCTACCAGTGGATGACCCCAAGTCATTCGATGAAGCTATGTTCATATTACTGTGTGGTACTGGTGTAGGCTTTAGCGTAGAGCGTCAGTTCATTCAGCAGCTACCAGAAGTACCTGAACTGTTTGACAGCGAGACTACCATTGTAGTTAAGGACAGTAAAGAGGGATGGGCTAAATCATTCCGTCAGCTACTAGCGTTACTGTGGGCAGGTGAGATACCCAAGTGGGATGTGTCACGTGTACGTCCTGCAGGTGCTAGGCTCAAGACGTTTGGTGGTAGAGCCAGTGGACCTGGACCTCTTGTCGAGTTGTTTAACTTCTCAGTACAAACATTCAAGAATGCACAAGGCCGTAAGCTATCCTCTATGGAATGCCATGACTTGATGTGTTTCATTGGTCAGATAGTTGTGGTGGGTGGAGTAAGACGCAGTGCTATGATCTCTCTGTCTAATCTAAGTGATGATCGTATGCGTCACGCTAAGTCAGGACAGTGGTGGGAGACAGCAGCACACAGAGCCTTGGCTAACAACAGTGTATCTTATACAGAGAAGCCCGACATAGAAACATTCATGCGTGAGTGGACTGCGTTGGTAGAAAGTAAATCAGGTGAGAGAGGTATCTTTAATCGTGAAGCATCTAAGAAGCAAGCTGAGAAGTATGGTAGGCGTGATCCTAACTACGAGTTTGGAACCAATCCATGTAGTGAGATCATACTTAGACCCTACCAGTTCTGCAATCTTACGGAAGTTGTTGTTCGTGCCACTGATACGGTTAAAGACTTGGAGCGTAAGGTCAAGATCGCCACAATACTTGGGACAATCCAAAGCTCGTACACAAAGTTTCCTTACTTGCGAAAAGTGTGGCAACGTAATACGGAAGAAGAACGTCTGCTTGGTGTGTCTCTGACAGGTATTATGGACAACCCATTGATGACTACAGAGAACAGTAAACTTGCAGGAGTACTAGATGACTTACGAAATATCGCACTGGCTACTAATCATGAATACGCTGACCTGCTTGATATACCTCAGTCTGCTGCTATTACCTGCGTCAAGCCTTCGGGTACTGTCTCACAACTCGTTGACAGTGCCAGTGGTATACATGCTCGTCACTCTCCATATTACATCCGTACTGTACGAGGTGATAATAAAGATCCCCTCACACAGTTTATGATTGACCAAAAGGTTCCTAACGAGCCTTGTGTATTCAAGAGTGATACTACAACTGTGTTTAGCTTTCCTGTTAAATCACCAGAGATGGCTATAACACGTAACGACATGACTGCTATTGAGCAGCTAGAGACTTGGCTCATGTACCAACGCTATTGGTGTGAGCATAAACCTAGTGTAACAATATCAGTGCAGAATGATGAATGGCTTGAGGTAGGAGCCTTTGTCTATAAACACTTTGATGAAATGTCAGGTGTATCTTTTCTACCACACTCAGACCATACCTATCAGCAAGCTCCATATCAAGATTGTGGCAAGCATGACTATGAATATTTATTATCATGTATGCCAGAAAAGATTGACTGGAACAAACTTTCAGAGTATGAAAAAGAAGACAACACTAAGTCCAGTCAAACGTTTGCTTGTTCTGGTGACGTGTGTGAAATAGTCGATATAACATAGGAGTTAAATATGGACGTAATAGTAACAGCACTAATAACTTTTCTAGGAGTGCATAGCATAGCAGAGAAGTATGTTGAACCTTGGGTCAACGATAAAGTAGAACAGTATTACGAAGCAAAGGAATAGAACATGGCTTGGATTTTAGTAGCACTCTTTATGTTTGATGGGTCGCCAATGGTTATGAGCGACAACATCTTATATGAAAGCAGAGAGAAATGTAATGAAGCTGCAGATATACGTAGTAAATATTTAGATGCTACTAGACCTCCCTCTATGTCTGAAGCAGACTATTGGGTATGGTGTACTCAGATACCACAGGAAGTATAATGAAACTAGAACGTGAAGCTACAAATTATATGGAGGCAAAGCGTGAGCAGTTCAAGAAAGACTTGAATGAGGCCATAAGAGTAGTAGATAAATTTTTACAGGATAATTTGAATAACAATGATGAGCGCAAGAAAGCTAGAGATAAGCTTCTTGAGTGTAAGATGTGGGCAGGTCATAGCTATAAATCTAATTAAGAGTTGCCACTTCTTTGTTTACGTCTTCAATGTAATTTCCAAATTGTATAAACTTTTGGAGTTCATCAAAGCTCATATCTTCAATGCTTGGCTCTGTGCCATACACTTCACTCATCAATCTTAGAGCTTCCCTTCTTGTTTCTTTCTTGAACTTTCGGGAAGCTTTTACTTTTTTACTTAGCATACGAGTATTAACATCGTTATCTCGTTCCATATTCTCACGTACATACTTTTTAACTTGTAACATTGTCTTACTTAGTAAGTCACGTTTTGTTGCTAAGTTAGCATTTTGAAACTCTGTACTATCAATTAACTTCTGTGTATATACCTCTAGTATGGGAGCAAGGTAGCCGTTGAAGATCTTATCATAGGCAGGTAGGTTTGTTCTCTCACTAGCTTTCCACGTAGCCATATCAGCCATTGAGTATGCTAACTCTGTAGCTGTTCTGCTTGGCTTTACTGTCAAACCAAAGATACGTGCAAAAGGATTAGCATCGTAAACATCACCTTTTCTTGTACTTACATTTAGTGATTTACCAGTAAGTGATTCGTTAGCAGACTCAAACTCTTTTCCTGTTACACCTTCTGCTGCGTCAATAAAAGTCTCTAGTATATTGTCTACGTATTTTGTAGCTGACTGTGTAAACACAGAAGCACCATCTGCTTGACGTACATCTTTGGCTGTGTCTGTACCTGTAGCAAAACCTACAGCTTTGTTGAGTGCGTCTAATGGCCTAGTAAAACCTGAGACAAAGTTACCACCTACTTTGTAGAAACCATCTATAGCTGCTGCTCTCTTGTCCACATCCACATTGGTTAACACATCTAACATATTGTTTATGTCGTTACCAAACTGTGCGTCACGTGCAAGCTGACCTACAACTAACTGTGTACCTAGTTCTTGTTTTAGATCATCAGATAACTGCTCACCGTTTCTCATAGTGTTAAGAACTCTACCTGCTGCTAACCATAGAGAGAATGGGAACGTGTTCTTAGCATCTATAATAGTACCACCGCCAACGTCTACTTCATATACACCTAGTTTCTTTTCTCTTCTCTCATTGTCGTAGTCCATAGACAATCTTAGCGCAGCACTACCTACAAGCATACGTGCAAAGGCATCTCTGTCTGTTACATTAGGTTCTTGTGTGTAAAGGTTTTTAGCAAACTTATAGAATTGTTGAGGTGCAGCTAGTGGTGACCACTGATAAGCTGTAGCTATAACGTTGTTGAAGAATCTACCAAAAGGTAGAAGCGTACCAAAACCTGGAGTGTTAGAAAAAGTTTCAGCAAACTTAGCTGTACTACGTAATAACTCAGGAGTCTTGTCTGTTGTGTAGTCTGCTGCAAACACAGACTTTAACGTAGTATCCAGCGCACCTTGTATAACTTCTACGTCAGGCTCATCCCCTCTCATTATAGCTTCTTTTAGTGTGGTGTTTTTGTTTAGCCGCATATATTTATCCATCTCAGTCATAAACATCTGAGACTTAGTAAAGCTATCTTGTATACGCACACCAGATACGTTGCTTGCTGCGTTGGTTGCAGCTTCTATGTTTCTAAAAAACTTATTGTTAGGATTTATACCGTATCTATCTGATGTAGCTTCTACACCTCCTGCCATAGTTTCAAAAAGTTTTTTCTTTACATCTAGATTATTAGCATCCCCAAGAAACCTCATGTATGCATCATGAGTAGTGTAAGGATCTAGTAGGTTTCGAAACTTCTGAGACTGTATCTGTGTTAATGCACGTGCTTGACGTGCTGTTTCTCTAGCAGCGTTGGTGTCATATGTTAATTGACCCATAGCTTTCATACCTAGCATAGTAGAGTTAAACAAGTCAGCCATTGACTGACCTACGTAGTACTGAGCAAAACCAGCTACGTTAATTGCTGTAGTAGCAGGGGATGAAACAAGTAAACGTTTCCATACAGACTGTCCATACTTCAAAGGTTGTGCAGCTTTTAGCTTTTTAACTTCGTTTACCGCATCCTCTATATCATCTTCCATAGTACGTTTAGCTCTGTCTCCTGCAGCAACTATACCTGCATCAACAATTCTACGTGCTTGAGACATGACTGCAAGAGTTTTACCTGCCTCAGATATATCTTTAGCTAGTAAGTCTTTCAGTTCTGTTCCTTTATCACCTGTTATTTCTCCTAGCTTTAGGTCTGTGTATTTACCCATAGCTTTGTTTATCTCAACTAGATCTTCTTCAGGTAAGAATCTAACTACATTAGTTATAACATCAGCCACCTTTTTATTCTTAGGTATCTTTAAACCTTTGTCGTGTAGTATTTTTGCTAGTCCACTTTTGCCGTCTGATCCTAGTGTTATATTTCTAACTAGCTCAGATGGCATGACAGCAGTATTTATATCATAGCCACTAGCTACTTTCTCATTCCACTCTTTAATGTCTTTCTTTATTTGTTTTGCAACAGCCTTAGAATCCTTCTTAGAAAGTGTTGGTGAGTTGTCTTCTATTGCAGTTTTAGATATTCTTTCTAGAGTGTCTCCTGTTTCATCAAAGCCTGATACTCCACGAAACTTACCAAAGCCTAGCTGTGCTGCTCCTGCTACACCACCTAATAAAGAAGAAAATATAGATTGAGTTTTACTAAACTGTTCTTGCGCTCCTGCTTGCATTAAAGTATTCTGAGCCATTGCATCTTGTAACACAGCAAATCCTGCGTCTGCTGCTACCGTAGCTTTTAAAGAAGTTCTACTTGCTCTTTTAAATAACTCATCTTGTTTCTTACGCATGGCATCAAACGCCATACTTTTACGTCCTTCTTTTGTTACCTGCTTGGTTACCTGTTCTGCTATCTTCTTAGATTGAAAGTCAGATGTACCTGCTTTAACTGCTCTCTTAGCTGCTTCTATTCCTGCTTTTCTAGCAGCATTTTTTACTTCTGTTGAACTAGCACCATCTCTAGCAGCTTTTAATCCTGCTCTCTTTACAGACTCTCTAACAACTTTTTTACCTGCTACTGTATAGCTACCTGCTGCAAGTCTGCCAATACCACCACTAATTAGACCTATGTAGTTTGTTGGATCTTTAGCAGCAGCAAAGATGTAATCCTTTACACCGTCAACAGCACCCATAGCACCATCGTTTTGAAACACATTACCTAGTTGGTCATATATCTCGTAAGCTTTACCAGCCCTTCGTTTGGTTGCCTCATCAGCTTTGTTTATAAACCTAAGTTCACCTGTGGTGGTAACAGTATTTGCATTGAAGTAACGCATGTGTTGTACGAAGTCATCAACTACTTCTTCATCTGCTTTATCTTTATAGTCAACGCCTTTACGTTCTATCATGTAGTTACGTATAGGAGTTAAGTATTGATACTGTTTGAGATCATCTTTTTTAAGTGTAAGATTTTTATCTATGTAAAAGTCTTCTTCCCTGTCAGGCGTTGGCTGCGTAACAGAAGTATTACTACGAAGGTTTTCTAAGAACTTTTTATTCTCTAAATAAGATTTCATATTAGTCCTCTAATAATGTTTCATAGCCAAAAGGTAGTCCAGAAGTAGGATCGTGGGTTTCACCATAAGTTCTATCCCAGTATTCAGCCTCAGTAAGTTTTAGATCTGCGCCTTGTCTAATACCAAACATGTTTTCGTTTCTTACTGTTTTAGTTTTTTCTCCACCATCAGCAGGTCTTGGAGGTGCAATGATCACCTTACCAGACTTAGGATCTACCTTACCCTCATAATCTCTATCCCATCCTCTAGAGTTAGCACTTAACCCAGACGGTCTTTTAGGAAAAGTTTTAGCAAGTAACGCTTCTTTTTGAGCTTCTGTATCGGGCGCTTGCGTTTCGGTATCTTGCGTTTGATTACTTTCTGGTTCTGGCTGGCTATCGTCTGTATCTCCCTCTGGTGTTGACATTAGGTCTTCTAATGAAGAGGCATCAGCTTCAGCGTTGGCTTTAATCTCTTCATTGCTTAGTGTGTTTGTTACGTCCTCATCTAAATCTCTAAGATCGTTTAAATAATCTTCACCCAGTAAACTGTTTATCAGATTTACAGAAGGTGTATGGTCATACAGTCCAGTTGTTCCATACATATCTACATTAGTTTGTATGATAGGCACTACTGCATCTCCTACAACTTCATCTATGGCTGCTTGTCTTGCTTCTTCTATTGTTACGTCAAGCATGTTACCAGCAGTTTGTGCTTTTGTTAAATCGTTTTCTGCTTGATCTGCTGCTAGTTTTGCCAGTGAAGAAGTTCTAGCTCTGTCTGCTGCAGTGGTAACATCTTTAAGAAGTTGACCTGCTGCTGCTGGTCCGTAGAAATCTTTATCAAAAAAATTAACACCTAGATCGCCATACAAAGATTTATAATCTGCCTGTCTAGCAAGTTGATTTACATCAGCAATGGACAGGTTACCCATGAAACCACTTTCTCCTAGTTTTGATTTCGCTTGATTCATAGCACCATAGCCAAACAACTGTTGCATTACGCTACTACTTTGATCTAATTGAACCTTTGGCGCACCAGTTGTAGGTCTAGCACCATATGATTGTTGAGCAAATTCTAGTAACGTACCGTCTATGTAATCAGGGTTTACCTCAAACACTTCAGGCATATCTATAATAGATTCTATGTCAGTTGGTCCTAATTGTTTTACACCTTTTTCATTGGCTGCTTTTAGTAGCTTCTCATAAAATGTTTTCATGCCCAACGCACCAGATGACATTGCAGCTATTACTTGCTTCTTAGTAGCTCCAAGTTGCATAGCAGCGTTACCTATTTGTGCCGCATCCTGTGCTATAAGATTTCTCTGAGAAACTAGTTCAGCATTACGATTAGCTTTTTCTTTCTCTTCTTCTTCAAAGTCTTCAGCATCTTTTCTTCTTTCTTTGATAGCCTCTGTTTGACCTTCTAAGAAGCTTGCAGCAAATGCTCTCCAATCAAATCCCATCTTACTAACCTTTCGCCATCAAGCCTTTGGGCTTCTCTTCTGGTGTGTCTTCTTCCTTTGGTTCATCCTCAACCAACTCACTTAATAATTCTTTTCCAGCATCCATGCCGTCAGCAGGATTCTCATTCAAGTATGAGCCTACTACAACTCTAAAACGCTGTAGTTCTTTTTCCTCTGCTTCTTTCTGATAGTTTTTACCATCATCTGTAACCTTAACACCTGTGCTTGTAATTGCTTGCTTTAGAAACTCATGTATAACAGGTTTCACTAACATACCTGCATCTACTGAGTGAAGTCCATTCATATTTCCTACACTTACAATGGTGTCTACTATTGGCTTCAGAGATAGACCAGCTTGACAAACAGCAGCAAGATCATCTATGACATCATCATTAGCCATATTGTTTATATAGTACTTAGTAATCTCTTCTACGTCAGACATCTCTGCTGGTTGTTCCCAAGGGTTATTCTTAGGTTCTCCACACAAGGACTGACCCGGAATTGGTTGATCGAATATAGCTATCTTCATTTTGTTATCCTACTTAGTAAATCCTGCACCAAAGTATAAGCCTACAATAGCTGATACTATGTGTGTATCTAATGGTGTTATTACAAATCCTTCAGCATACTGCCACTTCACAACTTCCTGACCTGGCCCGAAGATAAAATCTAAGAAGCCTACCTGTATCTCAGTGTAGCCTACGTATACGCCTACTTC